GGGGGGGGGGGGGGGGGGAGGGGGGGGGGGAGGGAAAAGGTCAAATGTTTACACGGAATGAGCTTCGTCTGTGGAGGTGGATACGGATTGTTAATTGGAATTTCACCGTACGAAGGACGCGAAACGGATTAAGAGAGAGGGGGCTGGGCCAAATAAAAACGAGTTTTGTGGGGGAAGAAGTGGGGGAGGGAAGGGGGCAACACAATCTCTCTAAATTTATAATATTATTTTTTATGTACCGGTACCTTATATAAACGGGTACCTAAGGATATTAGTACCTAATATCTAGGATAAGACAATAGGTTATTAGAGATAAAGAGTAATAGGCTATTGTCACATTTGTAAATAATCGCTTTTCTATGTAATCATACTATGTATGAACTCATCACCAATAAAGCTAAAACAAAAACTATCGTCGAAAGCATCTGCTGCAAAGAAAAAGAGGGATATAGAATATGCTAAATCTCCAGCAAGAAAACGTAAGAAAGCAGAGAATCAACGCATCGGCCAAAGATCAGATAGCGATTTACACCATAAATCTGATGGTAGTGTTGTTAGGATGAGTACAAAAAATAATAGAAACGTGTGGAAACACGGTGAAAGAACTTAAACGAATAGATATGCCATGGAATGAAGACGGAACTAGGAAGCGCAGTGCGTTTTATATGAAATATCAAGGAAAAAAGAAGAGTGCATTTCCTTTTGGAGGTGGCGCTGTCACTAATAGTCTCCCAACACCCAATAATGATATAGCTAGACAATCGATGCGAAATGTTGAAGAGACATCACAAATAACTAATCAATCTTGGATGGGTGGAGATTGGTGGAATAAACGAGATTAAACAAATAATTATGACAAAAACACCGTTTAAGATGAAAGGATTTTCGGGATTTAAATCACCTGTAAAACAACGTGACACTAGTTTGACTGGTGGAATAGAGGAGAATGTCATACATGGAGGTCAAGTTTCGTTTTTGAATCCTCAATATACACCAGGACATCAAAGAGGGGGAAGTGATAATAAAGAGGCACCCAAAAAGAAGAAAGCGTGGGATTACGTATACTAAATATAAACAAAAATTATAGCAAGAAACTAAAACAAATAATATGAGCGTACCATTTAAGATGAAAGGATGGAGTCCTTTTACAGCAACTGATAGAAATAGATCAAGATCACAATACAAAGCTCCTGGATTTTTCGCTTCTAGTAGAAAGAAAAGATCGTGGGTGATGGGTCATGAATTGAAAAGCCAACATGAAGCAGATAGAAAAGATATTGTTGAAAGTGTAAATGACATGAGTAAGAAAGAAATTCGACAGTACATTAGAGATCAGAAAAAACATAATTCTTACCGTAGATAAAACATAGGGAAAACTCTATACAACAAATAAAACAAAAACTATGTCAGGAACACCATTTAAAATGAAGCCGTTCAATCCAAAAGACGTTAAGACAGATTAAAAAATAATATAGGGAAAGACCCTATACCGCAAATAACCTAAAAAACCAAAAAACAATGACTTATTTGTATTACAAGAGTACGTCAAGTACGTACGCCCAAAAACCGAATGAAAAAACTATTGAGCAGTGGACACACCTCGCAGAGAAAAAAAACTGGAGGATAACCCAATTACCCAATGGATTTTACCAAACGGAGTGCCAAAACCCTGATAATGAAAAGGATTGGCACGATGTAACCAGACGAGAAACCATAGAAGGTGCTGAAGCAGCAATTAACGGAAGCATCGACCATTTCTCGAAAAAGTTAGAGGCTATCAAAGGCCCGAAAGTAGTGAAAACATTTGAATAAACAAAAGAAGGGGAGAGCAACCTCTCCTCTCTTTTTAAAAAAATAACTCATAGTGGCGAAAAAGCATTTGATAAAAGATAAAAAAGGAAATGTGGTGAAAGTGCTACCTTGGCCGTGGGATGAGGATGATAGCGACCGCCCAATAGATGACAGTGATGACCCAAGTGGCGGCGGAGGGTTTAGTGGTGGTGGTGGAGCGCCTCCACCGACTTTAGTTCCTGGGGAAGCAATTTGGTTATTTATGCCTGCTGTCGATTTAATCACGGGGGCGATTAATCTAAACCCAAATAATCCTATAGGACCAGTCAGCATGTTTGGGGTAGAAAATAATAATTGGTGTTTTCCAAATGGAAGTTGCGCTTTAAATCTTGAGCCTAACCTGCGTTGTTGTGGTTGTCAGTTTCCAAATTTTAATAATTATCCGCCGTGTGGTTCTCCAACTACAGTTTCTGGATGTCCTGGTACTTTCAATGGTGGTGGTGGATCTTTTTCTGGACTTAATTATTGCAGTTGGAATCAAATTGGTTGGCCGTTTAGCACTGTAACTATTAAAGCTAGAATATACACTGAAACCGTAGGTCAACTTGCTCACTGTTTAAATGTGGGTTCGTTAGATGTAAGGTGGAATACACAATCATCTCATTATGGAGCTAACCATGTTCAACCAACTATATCGGGTGGACACGGAACGTTTTCTAACCTTCAAACTCCTACATGGACACAACCGGCTAACCCTGGAGGTGGTCCATATAGTGGAGACGCTGTAGATTTTGAAATAACACACACGGGCATGCATGATAGTGGTTTCCCACATACACCAGCCCCAAACTGTGGATATTGTAACGAGCCAGATCCAGCAGGTAATCAGAGTATTATAATTGAAGGCATATTTACCACTGGGCAGCAAATGGTGGAAATATTGGAAGTAATATACAGTACACCAGGGGGTAATCATACTTTTAATCCATACCAAAACGCTTGGACCCACCCACCGGTTACTACTAATTTTCCTCCAATACAGCCTAATAATATGTATAGGGCTGGTATTAACTTTTTTTACAATAGTCTTACTAACACCGTACTTTATAACAGCCCTTGCACTTCTCCACTAACCCCTATTTTTAACAGTTGGCCGTATGGGTTTAGAACTGATTGGGAGCACGATCCAAATGATCCTGATAAAACGTTGTCAACAGCAAATACCCTTACATACCCGTTTATAAGTGGAGTACTTAATACAACTACGTGTGTTCACGATGGGATGCAACCTATTGCTTTAGGAGCACCCGCTACTGTACAAGATTTAGATAACGAAGCAACTTGTAATCTTTCAGGGGCTTGGCCGACGAATCCAAATTGGTACCCCCATATGCAAGCAAAACAGGATGCAAATATTATCCATCCAAATCAATCTACTTTTTGTGAGTGGGCTAGAGATTGGATAAATGGTGGGAGCGTACCGAATAGTTTTGATCAAAGAGCGGTAGCGTGGGGATATACAACGCAAGATTTAGAGAATTTAGCGACTGATTGTGGGTGTTGTGATACTTTAGGAGTTGCTACTGTCCCCAATCACGATCCAGCAGGTAATTTGTTACCTATTGCTGGAGATAGCCCAAGTGGTTTGGCACCTCATTTAGGTGTACTTGCAGATTGGATACACCCATAAAATATAACAAATTAAATTAAATTAAATTAAATTAAAAACATGGAATACAACTTACCTAGTGAGATTGTCAAGGATTTAAACTTTGGTAATAACGCTAAACAAAGAATAATATATGGAGTAGACAAATTAACACAAGCTGTTAAATCTACTTTAGGTGCATCAGGTAAATGTGTAATTTACGAAGATGCCCGAGGGAAACCGGTCATAACAAAAGACGGTGTAACAGTAGCAGAGTCTGTTGTCTTATTTGATCCGGTTGAAAACATAGGGGCTACGCTTATTAAAGAAGCGGCTCGAAACACGGTACGGGAGGCCGGGGATGGTACTACTACTGCCACTGTTATAGCTGAAGCGCTGATAAAAGAAGTTGACAAACAAGGAGAGGGAACGTCTATCAGGGAAATTAAAGAAGGTATTAACTCTGGACTTGAAAAAGTTAATGAATATCTTGAAAAAGTCTCTGTTAATATTGAGGGTGATATGCTAGAGTCTGTTAGTTCTATTAGTTCTAACAATGATATTGCTCTTGGTAAAATTATTGCAGAGGCTTACAAGGAAGTAGGGAAGGATGGGGTTGTTTTAATGGAAGAATCAGAGACAGAAAAGACCTATGTTGAACTAGTTGACGGTGTTCAGATGGATGTTGGACTTACATCTCCGCACTTTACTACAGATACAGAAAAACAACGCGCGATATTGGAAGACCCACTAGTCTTAATTATTGCATCGGAGATTCCTAATGTAAGAAAAATACAAAAGATCTTAGAATTTGTTATAAAGAACAAAAAACCGCTTTTAATAGTTGCTCCGGTTGACCAACAAGTAAAAGCGGCACTTTTAATGAACAAGGTCAAGGGTAATATCAAGGTAAATGTAATTGACCTTCCGGGTTTTGGCCCAACAAAGCTAGATACTATAGAAGATTTAGCACTTTTGACCGGGGCTAAGGTGATAAATGAGGAACTTGGTGATGATTTAGACCTAGTTGACGTAGATTGCTTAGGAAAAGTGGAAAAAAGTGTTACAGATGACAAAAATACTGTAATTACTACTTATGACGTTGCTGATAGTCTTGATGAGAGAATAAAAGAAGTTAAAAAAGCTATCAAAAAAGAGAAGAATGGATTTTTAAAGAAGAAACAAGAGGATAGATTAGCAATGTTGACAGGTTCTGTTGGAATTGTAAAAGTTGGTGCTAATTCTAAAGTTGAACTCAAAGAAAAAAAAGATAGAGCAGAGGATGCTATCTACGCTACAAAAGCGGCTTTGAAAGAAGGTATCGTCCCAGGTGGTGGAGTTGCCCTGCTCAATGCTTCAGATAATATATCCGTTAAAACAGTGGGTGAAAAGATACTAATGGAAGCTATTAAAGCTCCTTACAATGTTATCTTAGAAAATGCTGGTATAGAGAATGTAGACTTACCAAGAGAAGATGGATATGGTATCGATGTTATAAGTGGTAACGGTGTAGATATGATAGAGCGTGGAATTATAGATCCACTACTCGTTACTAAGTCTGCTTTAAAAAATGCTGTAAGTGTAGTATCAACGATTATATCAGCTGATTGTGTAATTTCAAATATGAGGACGAATGAAAGCAATTAATCACTATATAATTATAGAAAAAATAAAAGAGGGACCTAAAAAAGTTGGTGGTTTAATTATGACAGACGAAACCGATGTTGACAATAGGTACTTAAAAGCAAATATAATTTCTACAGGAAACCTCGTAGAAGGATTAAAAGATGGAGATATAATATATTACGATAAACATGCGGGACACGCAATATCGTGGAAAGACACATTATACCATGTAATCCGTTCACAAGACGTTGTTTTAGTAGAATAAATTAAACCTAAACCACAAACCAAAACCCTTAAACTCAAAACAACAAACAAATTATTAATTTAAAAAACAAAAAGAAATGATTTTTAAAATCACAACAATCACAACATCTGCTGACACAGCTATTGAAACCACGCTAGATATGCGTAATTTTTATGCGCTTTTAAATGCTGCAAGCACTCTTACTTGTACTTATACTTCAGGTAATGTTGTTGCGGGAAAAACAGTAGTGTTTACTTGCACTGGTGCAACTGGTGCAGAAACACAATTAAATGTAAACCGTTTACAAGCTTGGTTTGGTAACTTGATGGCTAAAAGTATGTTAAATGGTTCAATGGTAACAGGAATTTATATCATGAACCTAGCATCTATAGTTGCTGACGCTGGTTTAACGTATACTGGAGCAACGACTTCACCGTTAACTACAACTGTTGTTAATAGCTAATAACAATTGAGACTAACCGCGCAGGATCTGCGTGAATTAAATATCCTTAAGTATTACAGGCTCACTAGAAAGTGGGTCTGTAAGACTTACGGGATTAAAGATGCAGACTTAGAACTTTTAATTTATTTAGATTGTAAAGGAAGATTTACACGAAAAGATTTCATGGATGGCGTTTATACTTATTCATGGGATAAAGCAAGATGGGAGAGACTAAGAAAAGGTGGTTGGATAGATACTTGGAGACATCGCAATAGAACTACTATAATGTACTCTGTATTTAAAACATCTTGGAAATGCTCTCAAATGATAAGTAGGATATATAGAATCCTATTAGGTGAGGAAGACTTACCCACTTCAGAAAGAAGTGTATTCTATAAGAATAAATCATATTCAGATAAAGTTTATAATAAAGCTATAGATGATATGATTAAAGATAAAGACAGGTAATGGGGTTTAAACTAGGAACAGAAAGAGGTTTAGAAGCTACTGGCGGTGAAATCAGGAATAAAATGCGATTTCATCAAGAAGCTGGTGGAGACGCGTCTGTACCTGGAACACCTGTTATTAGAACAAATTTAGAAGAAGGAGTTTTAGGGGAGGCTAATATGGATGGAAGTATCTACGTTAACGATATGATAATACCTGGTAGTTCTGAAGAAAGGAAAGTGGTTAATCACGAAATGCGACACGCTACTGATATAAAAATAGGTAAGTTAGAATATGGAGATTACCATGTTAAGTGGAATGGAGAAACGTTTGAAAGAAGAAATATAATGGGTATGGATATGATAAAAGTAGATGGAGAATGGAAAGAAGCTGGTGATGGTGATTTTCCATGGGAAAATGAAGCAAATAATGGAAATTAATTTAAATGAGTATATTAAGTAAAATATTTTCAAGTGGAGCAACAGAACTTATAAAAGGAGTAGGTGGAGTAATAGATAACTTACACACATCGAAAGAAGAAAAGTTAGCCGCTGAATTAAAAGTAAAAGAATTAATTTCTAACTACGAAGTAGAAATGGAGAAACAAATAACTGATCGTTGGAAAGCAGATATGCAATCTGACTCTTGGTTAGCGAAAAACATAAGACCACTAACTTTAGGATTTTTAGTTATGTCTACAGTGTTAATGATATTTATTGACGCTGGAGTTATATCTTTTAACGTTGAGGCAAAATGGACAGACTTATTACAATTAGTATTAATAACCGTGATCGGTGCCTATTTTGGTGGTAGATCACTAGAAAAAGTAAAAAAATAAAAATATGAATTCAACACAAACAAGTTATGGCTTTGGACAATTTGGTAGTGCATTTATCGATGACCACGAAACCATTTTTCTACCACCACACGAGTTGGTTGTTGTAGGAATACAAATAGTAACCGAAGCCGCATTCGCAGATTTAATAGCTGAAACGAAATCAACACCACTTATTGGTGACGCTGCTGGTGGTGGCACGAGTTCAACGCATGTTAATAGAGGAAAAGAATACTTCGGTACTCAATATGCTGCGCATGATGCTGGCGATTGCGTGATCGCTGGCGCTTCTTCAACAGGTGGGACAACAGTAACACACACCGCGAATACAGCGGGTCTTCATGGTAAATCAGCAATTAAAGTTGGTATGCAAGTTTCTAGTATAAATGCTACTCCACTATATCCTAGAGATGGCTTATTAGGTAGACCTGTTATCATTAAAGAAATACTTACTTCAACTACATTTAGAGTTTCAGAAAATGCAGTTGGTACAACATTAACTAGTCAAAGTTTGGTTGGGTCACAAATGCACAGTTCTGGATTTGGAGGGCAATTAGTTGATACTGGCAATGGGTTCCCAGCGGGAATGACAATATTTGGTAGATGGGTGAGGGTTAAATTGGACCGTGGATCTGTTATCCTTTATCTTGGCGCGTAATGTTAGGATTAGGACTTGGTACAGCAAAATTATCAGCATCTGCAGCAGTTGTTGTAGAGGATTACTTTTGGGAATTAGATAGTGCAGGTGTTTTAAAGCCACTAGCAACAGGTGTTACTGATTTTAATGAGGTTTGGGATTTAGATGGCACTGATTACACACCAGTTGGTAGTGGATGGATAAGTACAGATGAAGGATATTGGGAATTAGATACTAATGATGACATGCAACCGTTAGACGTTTAATAAATAAAAAATATAAAATATAAAAATATAAAAATATGGCAACACCAAATATAGTACCTAGAGCTGATAGTGAAGGCGGTTTAGGAACAGCTTCTAAAGGATGGGGAGATTCATACTTTACAGGTAATGTACAAATTTTATCTGGAGGCGCATCAACGTTATCTAAAATAGTAATGGGAACTAACGCTAGCAAGGCAACTATAGGTATAGCTGGAGGAACTGATACTTTTTTTACAGGGACGGCAGCTGGCGATATAGTTGTACGTGCTGATGATAATAATAACAAAGTACATATTGGCGCAGGTACTTCCGGTGAAGCAGGATTAACAGTTACTGAACATGGTGGAACTATCCCAAGAGTAGGTGTTGGTAGACCTACTGCTTTAACTGCTTTTGATGTAATATATGACTATGACACTACGGTATTTGAAAATCAATTAATAGATAATCAAGGTGGTGGAGAGATATTAAAATATGGTTCTGAGCAAGCAGGTGCTATAGGTACATTACATTTTTTACATACAGATGGTTCTTGGGATGCAACAGATGCTGATGCAGTTGTAACCGGGGGATCTCAGTTGTTAGGTATTCCTATAAGTACTGATCCAGGAAGTCATGGTATGTTATTAAAAGGATACTATAAAATAGCCTCAAGTAATGTAGAGGGTACAGCCGCAATTGGAGCTCCAGTATATGTTTCTGAAGCAGCAGGAAAATTTGATTTTACCGCTCCTTCTGGCTCAGGTGATTTTGTAAGAATTGTAGGTTATTGTATTGACACTAATGATGACAGTGGTGTTGATATTTTATTATACTTTAACCCAGATAAAACATTTGTAGAAATAACATAATATGAGTATAAACAAAATAAATGGAGTTGTATCTGATACTTTATCTAAAGTAAATGGAACTAACGACGCATTACTAAGTAATATGTTGGTTCCTAGTAATCTTGCTATCGCTCCTATGTTTAATAGTCACTCTATAGATCTTGATGGTTCTGCTGATTACATTGATTTAAATACTGTTGTGGGGGATATAGATACAGATGCTGGCGCTGTAACTTTATGGTTTAAAATAGATACTGATGCTACTTGTCAACTATGGAAAACTAATCAAGGTTCAAGCGCTGCTCAAAATCAAATACAGATATATTATAATTCGGCTAATGGTAAAATAGTATTTCAACAAAAATATAATGGCGTATCAGTCACTTGGAACTCAACTGCAATTACCTCTGGTGATGGTAATTGGCATTTTATTGCTATGAGTTGGTCAGATCTTGATTTTATTGCTTATTTAGATACAGAAGCAAGTGGTGTACAAACTTTAGATCAAAGCGGAACAACACCAACACCTTTTAACCCTGGTGCGTGTACGGCTGGTAGAAATTCAGCTGCATCAAATTTATATCTTGATGGACATCTAAATGAGATTGGTATGTGGGATGCGGAATTAAGTGCTACTGCTCTAGTCGCTATTTATAATAGTGGTAAAGGTATTAACTTAACAAGGGATGTGGGTAACTATACTAACGCTAGCGATTTAATCGGGTATTGGAAAATGGAGGAAAATACAGGAAATACCGTTGTAGATAGCTCTGGTGGTGGTGAAACAGGCGCTTTAAACGCGACAGATTTATGGTCAACAGATACAATATAACATGGATAGAAAATATATAATAGTAAACACAAGCGAACTAAGTAGTTTAGATTTTAACGAACTACCTATTACTAGTGAAGAATATGTTAGAAAAAGTGTAGATGGATCGAAGGCAATTGTTTTCTATAGAGGAACAACTCCTAACGAACTATTAGGAAAAACAGAATATACTAATAGCGAATTACAAGCTGTTGTAAATGATATTAATGGTGAATGGTATATAGCACCAGATCTTTAAACAAATAAATAATTAACTAAAATTAAATTAAAATGGCAAAAACAAAAACACCAAAGAAAGAAAAATTAGTAAATTTAAAACCAGAAAAAATTACTGATGAGCAATTGCAAAAATTGCAAGAAACTGTAAGTAGTATTAATCGTTTTCAATTAGAAATTGGAGTTGGAGAAAGTAGAAAACATAATTTACTCCATCAAATCGCAGGTGTCCAAGATAAATTAACATTGATGCAAGGTGAATTCGAAAAAGATTATGGAACTATTGACATTAATATACATGATGGTAGTATAAATTATCCAGAAGAATCAACAATAAAAGAAAATGGGGAAGCTGATAAGAAAGATTAGTGTGGGTAAAGATTATAAAAACGATGCCATGCATTATGCTGTTGGTCAGGAGGTGTATGGTGGACATAAAATTTGCGATATAATAGAAGAAGAAAATAAGTTTTCTGTTTATATCAAAAAAAATAAAGACGTATTACCGTGGAAAGACTTTAACAAAAATATGGCGGTATCTGTAGAGTATAATCTAGAATACTAATTATGGCATATACACAAAAAAATAATCCTTTTAAACAAAAGACATCAACAGTTACCACGTCAGATGTTAGTAAAAGCGATATGGATTTAGCTAAAAGACTAAATAAATTAAGGTTTGAAATGGGACATATCTACCCGATAACTGAACATGATCGTAGTAAGTACATAGGACAAACAGCTCAGACTGAAGAAGAAAGAAGAGAATTATATAATATAGATCCTTCAGGTAAAGGAGACGTAAGACGTACTCCTGTTTTTGGGCCAACTGAAAGCGGCGAATGGGGTCGAATTGGAACTAAGAAAAGAGAAGTGTCTGATGAAGAAAAATATGCACAAGATGTACGGTTTATTGAAACCGCTAGAAAAGCTGGTGGAGATACTTTTGACAAACTAACATCATTACCTAATAAAGATTTAGTGGGTTTTCAAAATGAAGTAATTAGAGTCGCAAAACCTTTAATTGGGAAAAAACTTGGAGAAGATTCCGTGAGTACACTAAATGAAATTAGAAAAATAGATTTGTCAGGTTTTAAACCATATTTAGAAAAAGCAGATATAGATAAGAGTGACATAAAAAATATAATTACTGCTCAAATAAACAATATGCCAGATAAAAACAAAGACAGTGTACCAGATGTGTTTGAAGGTATTAAAGGAAAAGTTTTGCGCTCTGGAGTTAACACTTTAATAGAGCATAAATTAAAAGATTTAGAATAATGAAAAGTGTTTACAACTTTGTTGTAACGCCAATAGGGGAAAGATATAACAATACTAAAAAAGTTGAAGGTGGAGATCTTATATTAAATACTGAGATTTACAATCATCAATATGTAAATAGAGTTGCAAAAGTTATATCTACACCTATAATTGGTGATACAGATATAGAGCCCGGAGATGAAGTTATTATACACTTTAATGTATTTCGTAGATGGCACAATGTAAAAGGTATAGAAAAGAATAGTAGAAGTTATTTTGATGATAACACTTATTTTATAACCCAAGACCAAATATTTCTATATAAGAGAAATAACGAGTGGAAAGCTCCAAAAGGATTTTGTTTTATAAAACCTTTAAGAGCTAAAGATCAATTTAATGTTGATGCGGAAAGGCCCCTAATGGGTGTTGTTAAATATTCAGATGGTACTATTGAAGAAGGTGATCTTATAGGTTACAAACCAAAAACAGAATGTGAGTTTATAATAGATGGAGAACGGTTGTATAGAGTTTTATCAAATTTAATTACTATCAAATATGAATATCAAGGAGACGAAGAAGAATATAATCCAAGCTGGGCAAAAAGCAGTTGAAGAACTGATTAAAGTCGCTAAAGAACCAATTGTAGATTCAGACGATGATATATCAGCAGATAGATTAAAGAATGCTGCAGCTACTAAAAAACTAGCTATATTTGACGCATTTGAAATACTTAACAGAATTCAAGAGGAAGAGAACTTACTTGAGGGAAAAGCACCTGAAGAGAGCAAGGAAAAAGTCTTTAAAGGATTCGCAGAAGGTAGATCTAAATAATGTACGAGCAAAGTTTAGTTAATATAATCGAACCTATAAAAAAGACTACTATTAGTAGACTTAATAAAGGTAAAAAATGGAAATATGGATACAACAAAGAGCATGATGTTATTATCATATCTAAGACCGGACAAATTGGTGAAATCTATGAAATCCAAAATCTTAGGATAGCATTACCCAAAATACCTAAAAAAGTATTTAAACACAAGAAAGATAAATGGGTTAAAGCAGAGTATCCTAAAGGATTAAAGAATATTAAAAGTATCTTTGATTGGAGAAATTATCCGGATGAGAACAAAGATCAGTGGTTTGATTATATAGATGAAGAGTTTAAAAGAAGAGATGAAGGGTTTTGGTTTGTAAACAAAGGTAAACCAACGTATATAGTAGGAACTCATTATATGTATTTACAGTGGAGCAAAATTGATGTTGGTGCTCCAGATTTTAGAGAAGCAAATAGATTGTTTTATATATTTTGGGAAGCGTGTAAAGCAGATAAAAGATGTTATGGTATATGCTATCTAAAGAATAGACGTTCAGGATTTTCTTTTATGTCATCTGCAGAAACAGTTAACTTAGCCACTCTTGCAACTGATAGTAGATATGGTATTTTGTCTAAAACAGGTGCGGATTCTAAAAAAATGTTTACTGATAAAGTTGTACCGATTAGCGTAAACTATCCATTCTTTTTTAAACCTATCCAAGATGGTATGGATCGACCTAAAACAGAACTCGCTTATAGAGTACCAGCTAGTAAATTTACAAGAAAAAAGATAACAACTAACGAAAAGCTAGAGAATATACAAGGATTAGATACAACTATTGATTGGAAAAATACTGGAG